CGATCTTAGTATCCTCGTGTCTTAGTAACGCCCTTCTTTGTCTTCGTTCTATCTACACCGTATGTCTTTCCATTTGACTTCTCTACCGACTTGCTTTTATAGTCGCCTGAAGCAGTCCTCTTAGTCTTCAACGAAGAACCTTTAAAAGTACCAGAGACCATAGTCTCCTTGCTTTTGACAGTACCTTTCTTGTTGATACTAGTAGTCGTCTTGATATTTCCATATTCGCCTTTGCGAACTGTAGTTGCTTTCTTTGCCATTACCATTTTACTTTATGTGATCAATACCTAGCTGATAGCTTATCAGGCTAATAGCCCCTAGCCTTTTTCTTTACGACCCCCGCCTTGTTGACCTTCATCTTGTCTACTCCGTACTTCTTACCAGAAGCCTTCTCTACCATCTTGCTCTTGTATGTCGATGGCGTGCGCTTTGTGATGAGCGTCGACCCCCTGTTCGGGCCAGTCAACATTGTCTCTTTCACTTTTTCAGTGCCGTTCTTACTTGTCCTCATGGTCGTCTTCATGACTCCAGAGGATGCATTGCGGGTGGTGGTTGTCTTTTTTGCCATTACCATTTTACTTTATGTGACCAATACCTAGCTGATAGCTTATCAGGCTTAGAGTCTTGAGCATTGTGACGGGCGTAATAAGACTTCTTCCTGTTCTTGTCCTTTTCCGATGTAGGGTTCTTTCCAGCCCCACTCACTCCTTGTTGCCCGAAGCGGATAAGCTTTGTCTCAGAGCCTTTCTTAGCTACAACAACATGTGATTTGGTCGGGTGTGATGGAGTTTTCTTTGGCTTATTGTAGCCTGACACTCCTGCCTTTACTAACTTGGAATCTTTCTTAGCTGCCATTTGAACCAAAGGTATAAAAAAAAAGAAGCGCCCCATAATAGGACGCTTCTCTCACATACATACAACAAATCTTAGTCCGTGAAGAGGAAGAAGTTGTTAGCTCCCAACGTGCAGATAGCTCTCTCTGAAAGGAAGTTGACTTCCATTGCATCGAGATCTGAGTTGCTTGCTCCGCCAGCGGATCCAGTCATCCACGTCTTGTACTTACGATCCTCCCTTGCGGAAGCACGGTAACGGACGTGAAGGAATGGGCGCTTGGCATTCTTGCCCAGTACCTGATCGTACACGGTAGTGGTTCCTGCTGGAACCAAAAGTCCGTTGATCTTTGCTGCGCCAGTCAATCCGCCTCTCATGGTAGGATCATTCAGGTACTTCCAATCCGTCTTGTAGAAGTCGTAACCCCTTCTGAATCCAATGAATCCAAGGTTCAACGCCATCTCTTTGTCGTTATTGAATAGTCCCCAAGACGTACCACCATCGTAGTTCGCATTCTGAGAAGCCACCATGTCATCGATATCGAAACCGAAGTCCCTATCGTTGAAGATCGCGTTCTCCTCGATTGCTCCTTGCTTGTCAAGACGGGATACTACTAGATCCCATTCAGCAAGCGTGGTAGGATTACCTCCTGACCACACGTTACCTCTGTCGGCAACAACGTAGAACACACCTTCTGTTCCTTTGTTACCCACGTCTCCTGTAGCGGCAATAGCTCCAGAAAGAAGTTCCGCTGGAACCGCCTCGATCATGGATGTCTCAAGGTAGTCGTCAAAGCGGAGACGGGTCTCATGCTCGGACTTCAAATACCATAAGTATCCAGTCGCTCCATTCTCAGTGGTCACTTCCACCCATCCGATCTGAGCCATATCCGATCCACTGACCGCATACTTGTCCTTCAAGATGATAGGAGAGACCTCAAAGATATCAGGCACTGCCTCATTGCTTCCTTGCATGCCATTGGTTCCTTTCTTGAACTCCGAACCGTAGACGAAGACAGATACCGTGGCTCCTAGCGCAAAGACTTGGCCGCCAGCCTCATAGTAGGCAACATCAAATGTGTTGCTTCCTAGGGCTACGCCAGTGACAACTGCGTGGTTCACTCCTGCTGCTCCAGACAAAAGAACGGTCTGACCGACCCTGATGGCGATACCATTGGCCGCAGTGAACGCTGGATCACCAGTGTCAGCTACAGTTATAGTGGCTGTGTCAGAGTTAACAGCGGCATCAGATGTACAGCTAGTGTACTTGGTGTGCAGCCTTCCTTGCTCAGTCCACTTGATGAGGTCTGATTCAGAAGGTAGTTCGGCAGACACCATTCGCAAGAATGAAGCTACCGATCGGTTACCATATCGTTCGAACTCCTTCTCGTAGGTATCTGGAAGATACTGACTCAAGAAGTCGAAGTTGGTTATGTAGTTGCTGCCCAATGCAACTTGTTGTGGGGCTGGTGTCAATCCAAAGGTTGGGATTGCATCTACTTGTCCTGCCATTTTTTCTAATTTTTAATGGTCTGTAATTCTATGTTCTAATCTTCAAGCCTCGCCCAGAAGAGGGTTCGCTTGTAGACCTGACTCTGAGTCCTCCTTTGGATGTTACCTCTGGCTGCTTACGTTCTTTCATGTCGATGTTCTTCATGTCTTTCATCGTCTTGTCCAGCGCCATCGCCCTTCCTTGTTCAAAGAAGAACTTGGCAAACTTCTCAGGATTCCTCGCAACAGCCAAGGCCTTATGATACCCTTCTGCGTCAGAGAGCAGACCTTGATCGTCCAAGAACTTCTTGGCAAAACCAGATGGGTCACTCTGTATCTTCTTCAGTTCGGCAGCATCAGATGGATTGTAGACGAACTTCTGATCATCAACGGTGAACTCAAAACCTTTGAATCCATCTCCGAACAGTGAGCTTGTCTTGTCTAGAAAATAATCGACTCTTCGTTTATTCTCCTCCTCCAAGGTGGTTGCTTCTGTCATATACTGCTTGTAGCGTTCGTACTCTTCTTTGTCCGCTTCAGGGACAGCAGACGCCTTCGACTCGATAGGCACTGCGTATGTCTCCTTCTGCTTTGAGAAGTAGTTCTTAGCTTCAGCAATCTTTCTTTTCTGAGCCAGCCTCTTCTTACTGACCTCGTCCTCGTCATCGAGTTCCGCATCATATGCGTACTCTTTCATCATGATGGCGACATCTTCCTCATCGAACTCAGGGTTCGTCTCAGATAGATAGTCCTTCAGTAGGCGCTCAGGGGATACTTTATCAAGGTCTTTATTCAACTTCATGAAATCCTCGATACCTCTCCCAGTTTCTTTCTTGTACTTGGCGTAGGCTTTGACGTCCTCAGGTAGGTCTGGCTCCACAACCTCTGGCTGCTTCATCAGATCATCAAGGGACTTAAGCTCCTTGCCGTACTTGTTAGACATGAACGAGAGGACATCCTCTTCCTTCATCTCTACTTTGATCTCTTCTTCTTCTACAACGGCAGCTTCCTCCTTCTTCTCTGAATCCACTTTGTCAATGGCTTCCTGTTCTCTTTCTGATAAAGACTTCTCTTCTCCTGCTGATACTGCTCTTACTTTGAATTCCATTCCAATATGATTTAGTTACAAAACTAAGGATAAATTATCTAGGTTCGAATTCAGCTAGATCGAAACCATCCAGTGAGTCCTCGTTGGATTCGAAGCTAAGTGGCGGAAGGTTGTTCTTCCTTTGATTGATAAGCTTTGATTGCTGAGTGTTCTGCTGGCTTATCCTTTCGGATTTCTTCTCTTCCTTCTTGTCCTCCCTTTGATTGAGGGATTCCAAGTCCAACCCTTTGAGCTGCATGTTCATTTCGAATTCCTGACGCATCAACATCAACTTGAGGTCGGCTTCGTTCCTCACTCGCTCTATGTCGAATGCGACCTCGGCTTGCTTCAATTGCATCTTGCCTTGAAGCTCTGCTTGCATTGTCTGCATATCCGACTGAGCCTTCATCTGCTGCTGCTGCATTCCCTGCTGTGCGGCCATGGCCTGTTGCTGCATTGCCAGTCTCTCCTGTCGATCCTGCTTGGTCTTCCTCTTCAGTTTTATCAACTGATTAGCAAGCTTGATGTTCTTTATCTCCTTGATGTCTATGGCATCTTCGATGTCTATGTTCCCTTGCTTGAGAGCGATATTGATGTTGTTATCAAGCTCCGCCTTTTGCTCGGAGTCTGGAGATATCTCTATGAACACACCGAAGTCATAGATGTAGAGATCGTTTATATCCCTGAGGATGCTTGCATTGTACTTACCTACCTGATTGATGAACTCTTCTGCAAAGTCAGAGTACTCAAGTATGTCGGCTATCCTGTAGGTGATGGCTTCTGCCAGTCCTTTATAGATCCTTAGACCACCTTCAAGTATGTGTCTTGTAGCGGTGTTGGAGCTTAGGGCCGCAAGCTTCTGAAGACCTACCAATGCATGTGGGTTCGGAGTCGTTGCGTCAACGGCTTCATTCAATCCAGTGACCGTGCGGATCTGGTCGAGATAATGGTTGTAGCTCTGTATCAACATCTGCGCCTTACCCATTCCCGAGGAGGCTGTCAGTTGAGTGATCGGAACCCTAGCATTATTGAACTCACCGTCCTGCGTATAGCTCCTGCCTACAACACTACCAGTCTGGAAGTAAAGCTTCAGTGCGTCATCTGGAGTATATGCATTGCCAGTACCCATGTCCACCTCGTTGATACCATCGGCATCCAAGAAGATACCATCTGGAACCATCTTGGAGGTGACCTGTTGTAGCTTCAGGTGTACCATCTGGATAAGGTCTGCGAACGGCATCATCCTACCAACGGTAGAGTCTATGACTCCATGGTACATTCTAGGTGCGCAAGCAACGTAGTTGGATAGAGCATGCTGCGATGCGGACTTCGGCCTGACCATGTTCTTCGACATCTCCCACTTGAGGATGACCGTTGTTCCAAGAACCATCACGCCCTCATACCAGACATCGATGGTCTTGGATACTCTTTCGAAACCAGCCTCATCCATCATCTCCTGAGGAGGATTGAATGTATCATCTTTCTCAATGAACCTCACAGTGCCATCCTCGGAAAGTTTCTTCTTGTAGGTGATAGTCTTGGTGGTCTTGTAATTGAAGTAGAGTAGTGTGCATACATCATCAGAGAACATGTCGTTCTGATAGACATCGTTCCTTTGATACTGATTGTACCATGACCTACCATATTGGGATATCTCTACGAGATCCTGATTGGTGAGCGATGGGTTTATCTTCTTGAGTTCATTGACCTGAACCGTCTTGACCTCTCCCCAATAGAAGCAGTCTTTGAAGTTCGG